TTGCAGTGAACAGGAGATTTGTAAAAGAAGGTTCTGACCAGAAAGCAGATTTCTTGAATTGCATCGCTTTCGGAAAATCGGCAGAATTTATCGAGAAATATTTTTCTAAAGGAATGAAAGCGGATTTATCCGGGAGAATCCAGACCGGCAGCTACACCAATCGCGATGGACAGAAGATATACACAACAGACATTGTTGTAGAAGAAATTGAATTTGGTGAAAGTAAAAGTGCTAATCAGAGTCAGTGCAAATCAGAAGCTCCACGTCCAGAAGCCGACCCGGACGGATTTATGAATATTCCAGATGGAATTGATGAGGAGCTGCCGTTCGCATGATACAAATTGACAGTAGGGAACATCAGAAAGTTATTGATGGCATTAAGAAAGCATTTGATGTAGTAGGAGAAAAATGGTTCGTGTCAAAGCTTTACGTCGGGGATTACATGAATTATGACAACCCCAGGTTAGTTGTTGACCGAAAGCAAAATCTCTCCGAATTATGCGGAAATGTCTGCCAGCAGCATGAGAGATTCCGTGCCGAGATTATCCGGGCAAATGAAGCAGGGATAAAACTCGTGTTCCTGTGTGAGCATGGAAAAGGGATTGAAAAACTGGACGATGTTCTCTGGTGGGAGAATCCCCGGGCGAAGAAAAGAGTTAAAAAAAATGGCGTCTGGGTAGAACAGGAACAGAAAGTTATGCACGGAGATGTCTTATATAAGATTCTTTGCACGATGCAACGCAAGTATGGTGTTGAATTTCTGTTTTGCGACAAGAAAGACACTGGCAAAAGGATTTTGGAGATTCTGTCAAATGGATAAAGAAACAATTAAACAGCAGAACAGTATGAGAGATGTTCTGAGCAGATACGGAATGGTTCCGAACAGAGCCGGATTTATAAATTGTCCTTTTCACCCGAAAGACCGCACTGCATCCATGAAAATCTATAAAGACAGCTATTATTG